CAAGCGGATTCAGGAAAATCTCGCCAATAAAATTTGGAACAGGAAGCGTTTCCCCTAGCTGAGCCGTTGCATAGTCAGCAAGCTTTGCAGAGGTAATAGATTTTGCGGCAATCCGGTCAACATTAAACGTGCCGGTTCCAACCTTGCTTGCGTCAAGCTCTGGTATGTCAGATGCAGCCAATGGCACGGCTGCAGAAATATGCCCTTGAGCGTCAAAAGTGATTCCAGAAACCGTTGCAGCAGTTACCGAGTTGGTGTGATTCAGTACACCCGTTCCATCCTCTGGAATCGCCAGGCCGGTACCGGGCTTGACCGCCCCAGTGGCCGAGGCGCTGGCTATTGGAAGATCGCTGCTCACAAGGGCCCTGAAGGCGGGAGTGGCGTCATCGCCAGATTGGGGCCCAGCCCAAACCGTTGCAGCCCCCTGTACGTCCAGTGCTGCCGTCAGGATTGCTGTATAAGGATCTGGATATGAAACATTTAAGGTTATCGGTGTAGTCTCTTCAACGGCAATTGTATTAATGCTGGCTTGTTGCAGCCAGATCGTTCCAGTCCAAACGTAATCAATAGCGGATGATGTATTAATCCAGTGCTGGCCAATAAATGCACCATTTCCAACAGGGGCTCCGCTGCTCACCACTGCGGCCGAATTGTCGCTCAGTCTTTCTTGCGTGACCGCACCAACTGCAATTTTTGCAGAGGTTACAGCTCCCGTTGCAATGTTTGCCTCAAGTACAATATTTTCGGCGAGCGTGGTTTCAAATGAGCCCGTGCCGGTCCCGGTAACTGCACCCGTAAGGGTGATCGTCTGATCCCCGGTATTTACACCTGAACTGACGCCAGAGAAAGAGCTTCCGTCGATCCAGGTGCCATTGGCAACAGAAAGATCTCCGAGGCCGAGAGACTGCCTTTGGTCAGAAACAGTTGCTCCGGCAAGAAGTGATCTACCCGCAGCGGTGCAAGGTATTTCCTCGATAACGCCAGCACCAGCAGATGACCTACCAAGAATAAAATCAGTATTGCTGATGTTCTGAATCTTGGAATAAGTTACGCTGCTGTTTGCCAGCTTTGTCGTGGTTACGGCTGAAAGGCCAATTTTGTCTTCCGTTACGGCAAGCGCTGCTATGGATGCAGTCTCAACAGCCAGTGCACCAATTTTTGCCGCAGTGACAGAGCCACTTGCAAGCTCGGAAGTTCCAATGGCGCCAGCAGCGATCTGGGTTGCCGTAATAGAATCGTTTGCAATTTTTGCCCCTGGAATAGCAGCATCTGCAATTGCAAGCTTGCTGTAGGCAATGGTATTTTCTGCTATCTTTGCATTGGTTATCGAAAGGTTTACTATTTTTTCGGTCGTGACGGAATCGGTGCTTAGTTTTATCGCTGAAATCGAACCATCAATAATTGCGTTGGTGTCAACTGACGCATCTGCCAGTTCAGATTGCCCAACGGCGTTTGGAGCAATATTATCGGCAGTAATTGTATTTGCTGCAATTTTTGCTGATGTAATCGCAAGGTCTTGAATTTTTGCAGTGGTAATGCTTGAATCTGCATAGGCAAGGGTTCCAAGCGGCGAAACCTTATCAGTGGTTACGGCACCAGTGGCAAGCTTGTCATTTGTAACCTGAAGATCACCAATGCCAGCAGTCGGCATCACGACCTGCTGATAGGATGATCCGTTGAAAAACTTGAGATTCCCGTTAACCGGATTGAAAACTGCGCGACCGGTGTAATTGTCAGTTGATGGATCAAGGGTCGCAACTGCGGCAGAGCTTTGATCTGCGAGCTTGGATGCAGTTATCGAGGAATCCGCTAGCGCAACAGTGCCAAGCTTGGTCGTGCTTTGCTGATCAAGTTTAGCTAGGTCAATTTCGCCGGTATCTACAAGATCAATACCGGCGGCAATTAGATTTTTAACAGTTATCTTCTTTGTCTCACTTGCGGAGACATCGGAGATAGGGAGAACGTCGGTGGCAACAGCACCCTCTTTGCTTAGCTCAACAAGCTGTGTAATGCGTTGGTCGGCCAAGGCTTGACTCCCTAACGGACAAGTTCTCTTATGGCATCTTAGTCCTCAACTTCCTGAAGGAGGAAGTCTAGTGACTGCTCAAGGTTGATTCTATCGTCATCTTCCTTAAGGATATAGTCAGACGGTTTTCCGACAATCAGTCTCAGCTCGCCAGTTGTAACAAAATCAATGGTGCATCCTATCGCGTCATCGGCAGTCACCGAGACGCCGGCCCTGGTCACAACTGCAGTAAGGTCATAGAATATGCTTTCCTCCTGTGGATCTATCTCTTTATCGGTCAGGTAAAGCGCAAGATCGAACTCGCTGCCAATGTCAATTCTTTGAATAAGCTGCAGCATCAAAAGATTGCTTTCATTCACGCCGGTTGTCTCCGGGTCAAAAATTGTATCTATCCTACCACTACCACTTAAAAGACCAGCCGAATACTGCTGCTTAAACTTATCGCTCAGCGACGTAACCTCTATTGCTTCTCTGTCGGTGCTAAACTCATAGCTCCTGACGCCACCAAGCATGTTGTAGGAAACATCGCGAACGGAAAGCGTAATAGGAAGAGGCGGTGCGTCAAAAGCAGCAAGTTGGTACTCCTGGCTCCTGTCGTTGTTTACAGCAGCCTTGAAATTGTTAAAAAACCTGAGCCCGCCAACAGCATTTATATTTACAAAGGCACTGATAGTGTCTTGGGACTGCCCAGCAGACCAGGAAGAGGGCGAAAAGCAAATGAGCCCGCGAGGATCAGTTGTTGCAATATCAACCCTGTCACCAGTAAGAATATTGTCAAGCGATTTGTCAAAACTAAGCCTGTTGAGGCTTAGCGTTACATCGTCCGGGCCAATAGAGTCCTCAAGCGTGGTCAGAACCACGCGAGAGCCACGACGGAGACGGACGTTGCCCTGGTGGCCAAGGAAGATTGCCATTATCGAGCGAGAGGCGTGAACACATCAACAAAGTCGCCGTCCATCGTAAACTGAATCGGCACAACGGAAAGCTCGCCAGTGCTTGCCGCAATTTGCGCCTGTGTAATGTAAGCGTTAATAACAATATTGTCAGAGGCAGAAGTGCCCACGTTTAGATCAAGCTGAACCCTGTTGGATTCCGTGATGGCGCCCTGCCTCACAAGATTTGAAATCACTTCGCTGAATTCAGAAAGAGTTGCACTTTCTCCCGGCTCAAGTCGATAGTAAATCATCGTCGCACTCCCAGTTGCACCCTTGACGCCAGGCGTGAAAGTATTTACAACGCTATCAATTGTGTTAGTCGAGAGAAGTTCGACGGTCGTGTCAACTGACCAGTCCCTGATCTTCGCAACCTTCCTGCCGTTGTAAATAACAGATCCAGTGCGCCCGGTGAAAAAAGCCATAGCCCTGCAGAAGCCTGAAGATACTGTAGCTAGACAACCTCAAACTCGTCATCGCTGAAATTTGCAACTCGGCTGAGCAGTCGAGTGCCGTCATTGTCGCATGGGTAATTTGTTGCTTTTATTGTCACCTCGCCTTCCTCGTCCATTTGAACTTCGTTGACACGGAAAACCCTTCTGTTTTCGATGACCTTGCCAAGAACAAAAAGGCGACCAGCATATTCTGCTGCTTGCTGCGCAACCAGATTTGCATCTATGGAAACATTTTCAAGTGTAATCGTTGGACTGCCGGCCTTGTAGAGAAGCATTGAGTAGGAGCCCGCTGCAATCTTGTCGTTCAACGGAATGCTCAGGGCTCCACCGGGAAGAACAACACCGCTGGTCATTTCATCCCAGGTGTTCAAGCCAATGTCAACAATAATATAAGAACCGGGCGAAACAGGACTATCTGTTGGTATGGTCTTGAACTCAATGGCTTTTCTTACATACCTGCGCTGATTGCAGGCAAGCTTGCCAAAAAGAATAGCCTGCTTGCGTCGTGTTACAAATTGGCTTAGGTCAAAAGTTTGGCGCACGGATTCGTCTTCACTAATCCCCTTAACGGAAACACTTACACTTGCATTTCGCGGGAACACATCATCAATTTCTGTTTCGCGATAAATAACAGTTGCTATTATGTTTTGCGTTTCGGTGCCATAATCAAGAAACTCCTCTCGGTAGCTGTCCTGCAAAATGTTCCCCTGATTGAACAGGGCGGAAACGTTAATCGCCCTGGTTGCTCTGCCATCGCTATTGACCGGAACGGCAGGTATCAATGTTTCGCGCCCGCCTATACGGGCAAATTCAAGCAGGGAGTAGGTAGCGGCGTTTGTCCAAAACTCCCTCCAGGACGTTCTTTCTGATATGACGCCATCCATGTAAAGATCAGTGCCAAGTCCGTTGCTCTTGCAAAATCTTTTTGCAAGGGCAAGCGATTTCCAGTCGATGGCCTCCGGCCTTGCATATTTGCCAATACCATTCAAACGGTCAAGAACCGTGTCAGCAAAAATATCTGGAGCATAGCTAGAACTTCTTTCGCCTTTTGAGTAAGCGCCAGTGTCTTCATTGATTCTGTAGCACTCTTTGCCTTCAGTGACATAAGCAGTAACCGCTCGCAGATCTTGCATCCCAAGACCCGAATAAACACCAAGGGCCAACATGCTCATTTCCTTGTACTTACCGTCTGTGTTCCCAAGCTGCTGTTCGGTGACGGCAGCAATAGTAAATTCTGGCCCACCTGAAAAACTGCCAGTCAACTGAGAGTCGGAGCGAGTGGAAAAAAGATCCCA